TGCCGGGGTAGCAGGCATGTTTTCACTATTACGCAGTGCCTATGCAAAAAGCCCGTGGAGTAAGCGGGTTCTCGACGCTGTTTCCTGTAGTGCGCTGGCGTTCTTCGCTGCGCCAACACTTCAGGTCGTCGGCGCTCTCTTCAACTGGACCATTCCTGACGCCGCCGCACAGGTATTTGCGGTTTACATCGGGTATGTCGGCAATGACTACATCAGCGCCAGACTGCGCGGGTGGATAGACAGAAAATCAGGGGAACCTAATGACGGGCAGCAATAATTCACGCGGCATACGTAATAACAATCCCGGCAATATCCGCTGGGGCGACGAATGGAGAGGTCTGGTGCCTGAAGGCCAGCGCACCGATAAATCATTTTGCCAGTTCAAAGCGCCAGAATTTGGCATCCGGGCGATGATCATTATTCTTCGCAACTACCAGAGCAAATACGGCCTGAAAACCATTACGGGCATCATAAAGCGCTGGGCACCGCCGAATGAAAATGACACTCAGGCATATATCCGCAGCGTGGCGCAGGCTACAGGGACTGATGCTGATAAGCCCATCGACCTGACGGACAGCCGTAAGCTGTTCCCGCTTTTGCAGGCAATCATCAAGCACGAGAACGGGACGCAGCCATACGAATACGATGTATTTATTCGGGCGCTCGATCTCGTCTGACAGCAGGAGGTCGTATGGCCGCTTTCACGTTCATAAAAAACTATTCACACATCTTCGTCATTGGCCTGATTTGCCTGGCGCTCTGGATGCTGAATGCCCGCAGCTCACAGCTTGAGGCAACCAATCAGCGCCTTGAGAAGCTGGCAAACAGCAAAGACGAGCAGATTAACGACCTGCGTTCAAAAAATGACGGCCTGGCTACCAGCGTTAACGAGCTTGTGACAGCCGTTAAGCACCAGAATGAAGTAATGGGGCAGGTCACCGAACAGCGCGCCGTAACAGCCCAGCAGAACCGGAAACTACAGAATGAAATCAAGCAATATCTTGCAGCGGATAAGTGCGCTGTTGCTCCTGTTCCCGCTGATGCTGCTGACAGGTTGCGGAGTGCAGCAAAGGCCGCAAGTGGAGTACCGGACAATCAGCCAGCCGCGGGTAAACCTTCCGGCAGAACTGACAAGCCCGATTGAAGCGCCAGCGCCGCCCGATCCAATGACTTTCGGTGACAGCGTGAGTCTCAATGCAGAGCTTTACGGCGTTGTGGGCCAGTGCAACATTGACCGCGCTGCTATCCTTCGCATCGAATCAGGTAAATAAGATGGCAATATTCTTCGGCAGGGTTAATAAGAGCGAGTGGGAGCATACCGGTCTGTTCGCCAATATCGTTCCGGTTTACTTACGCAATATGGAATCAGGCGAACCTGATGTGTGCGCTGCTAACGGCGTGCCTGAGTGGTTCTTTGACCTGATCACACTGCTGGCCTGCTACATGCCACTGCCATATGAAGGCTTCATGTTCACGCATGTGAAGCCAATCAAACCAACTGAGAAGGCTAAAACCTAATGAGCGAAGCAAAACCGCAAGACGGCAGCACAGTTAAAGGCTACCGCACTTTATCGCATGGTGAAGTTGGCAAGATGAATCAGTTTAAACAACTGAGTCGCCAGTTTATCTCCCTGATGCGGGAGCACGGTAACGATCTCAGTCAGCTACCGCGTGATGACTTTCCTTTCGATTCCGATGCATACGATTGGTGCCGGGAAGCTGAAACCGCAATGAAGAAGGCGTGCATGTTTGCCTGTCGTGCAGTAGCCCGGCCAGATGCTGATTGCTAAAGAATCCTCCGACAAGGGATAACGGTTAGCCACGCTGTGAAGCGCTGCAAAGCTGGAATGATTAATTTTGCTTCACTAAGAAAATTCCTAGATGTATTGTAGTTTCTCCATTTTGAGTCCGGAGGTAGATATGTCTGAGGAAGTTAATAACCCGTATCAAGAGGTGCTTGCGCGTAAAATCCAGGATAATGATCTGCATTTTTTAGTGAAGGTGGCAAATTTCGCCAACGCTAATTATGGAGTCACTCTTCTTAGCAAGGGCTCATTAATCGCAGGTGTGATTATCTCGGAAAGAGAGTATTACGAATCTGTGGGCGGTATTTTTGGCGCTAGAGGCGAATCAGCCCCTGCGATATCAGAGTATTTCTGGAAAAAAAGTGAAAAATCACCTAAGCCTGAAGACTATAAAGAATACGAAGTAGATAAAGAGTTTGATTTCATCAATTTGAAGCAGGTGAGAATTAACAGCAATTCAGGTCAATTGGGAAATATTAAAAATGCCTTTTTGAGGATGAAGCTAGAAGAAGTTGATGGTTACATCTTAGGCACACTATCTGATTAATCTAACCGCCTCCGGGCGGTTTTATTTTGTGCGGAAAATTGCATTCTAGTGATTCATTTTCAGCATAAACACAATGAATCATCGGCTGGTGGTATCAGCATTGCCGAGGGTTATATCTATCTGTCCAGAAGGAAACTCTGAATGACCGTCATTTCGCGTAACGTCAGGGCAATTGTCACGCTACCAATCTTAGGCGACGTCACCCGCAGAGAAAACGGCTCTATCCAAAAGATTGGGGAGAAGTACTGTATCCATATCTATGCAGCCATGCCGGGGATGAAATACCGCAAAAGTTTAACGACTCATCACCTCGTTGGAATTATGTATGGTTTTGGTTACACATCTGAGCCATTTAAACGCTCTGAAGATGTTCTGCTTCCTGTAGGCCGCGAACTTATAGCTTTGCGTGTTGGCAATGATGGCCAGCCTGTTACGTGGGACCATTTGCCGTTAGAGGTAAAGCCGATTTTCAGTGCGACAGAAACATTCTCTATTGAGAGCGGTAAGGTTTTCATTAACGACAGTCTGGTTGGCATAAAAAATCAATTCAGTGAAGAGATTTCTAAAATCGTTCGCGAAGCTATTAAGAGAGAACTTCAGACCGGCGGTTTACTTTTGGGGCGGTAAAGATGAATGTTGTGATTGATGGTATTGCCTACGCGCCAGTGACTGAACGGGCATCAAATATCGGTATAGCCATCAGCACACACAACCGCCATGACGTTTTAGCCCGCGCCCTTGAGCATCAGCTTAAGTTCCTTCCTGCTGGTGCGCTGGTGGTTGTGATTGATGACGGGTCCAACGTTCCGGTAACTGTTCCGGCTGGAGTCAAATTTATTCGCCGTGACGTGTCACGCGGAATCGTGGCATCAAAGAACGCCAGCTTACAGACGCTGTTTGATGCAGGCTGTGAACATCTTTTCCTTTGGGATGATGACGCATGGCCTGTAGCTGTTGGATGGGAACAGCTTTACATCGATTCACCAGAACCGCATTTGGCATATCAGTTTCAGGACTTCGCCACAGGTCAAAAGCTCAACGACATAGCCGTGCTTTACCGCGACGATAAACACGTTGCCTACACAGGCCAGCGCGGTGTGATGCTTTACTACCATCGCAGCGTGATTGAAAAGGTTGGCGGTTTCGATCCCATCTATCAGCGTGGTATGTACGAGCACTCAGATTTAGCATTACGCATTCACAATGCCGGGCTCACGTCATGGGCGTTCGCTGATGTGGTCGGTTCTGAAAAATTAATTTACTCGCTTGATGAGCATCAGGCCGTTGAGCGTTCCGTACCAAAGCCAGACCGTGAGGCACAGGTAAAGCGCAATGTGACGATTCACAATGATCGCCGTAACCGTGGCTACACCGGATATGCAGAGTACCGCGACAGGCGCAATGTCGTTATCACCACGTTACTGACCAGCCAGCCGGACCCCCAGCGCGGAACGAAGATAACGCCTTCGCCTGACCTGCTGGCTAAGTGGGCGGCATCGCTCAGTGGTTGTGGCCGCATCGTCCTGGCTGATGAGTTGGGCACTTTTCCGGCTGACACAGAGTTATTTCATGTGCCTGATGTGAAGATGAATGTCTACTTCCGGCGCTGGTTGCATATCTGGCAGCACTTACGCGATCACCCTGAATATCATTTTGTCTGGTGCACCGATGGCACTGATGTAGAAATGCTTCAGGAACCATGGCAGGAAATGGAAGAGGGCAAGATTTACGTTGGCTCTGAACCCAAGACTTACGCCGACACATGGGCTAAGCAGAATCATCCCGAAGCTATCTGTCAGGCATTCATTGATGAGCATCGCAATGATGTGATGCTTAACGCTGGTCTGCTGGGTGGCAACCGCGATGATGTGATGGCAATAGCGCATGGCATTGTCCGGCTGTATTACCACATTGAATCGTTGCGCTTCTGGGGTAAAGAGCAGTCAGCATCGTCCGTTGGCGATATGATCGCTTTCGGCATCGTTGCTTATCGCTACCGCGACCGGTTGGTAACAGGCCCTCGCGTCCACACGGTTTTCAAGTCAGATGGTGTTGGGAAGGAGTTTGCGTTATGGCGGCACAAATAAAGTTTGTCATTGTGGCTCACCATACACGATTAGAAGCAATGGTTAACCTGATGCGGATGCTTAATGCTGACGCCCTGATTGACTATGAAGATGGTGGTGCCAATGCAAATCACCGTCGCGCTATCGAGTGGGCCAGCCAGCAGGATTGCCGCGTAGTGATACTGGAAGATGATGCACTGCTGGTCGATGGCTTCACCGAAAAGGTAACAGCCTGGCTTGACCGGTTCCCTGATGATTTGCTGTCTTTCTATTTAGGTACCGGCAGGCCACCACAGTATCAGCTTGAGGTGGCAACAAAGCTTATCGACAGCGACCAGCGCCAGACTGATTACATCAACATGAGCAGGCTGATTCACGGCGTCTGTTACAGCATACCTCAGCATCGTATCAATGATGTGCTGACAAGATGGGACAGCGCAAAGCCAGCCGACTACGCGGTAGGTGATGCCTATGGCGGTGATGTTATCTATCCCTGTTACTCGCTGGTTGACCATGCAGACACGGCAACAGTAGAGCGGCACCCCGACAACGAGCAACGCAAAGAACGCCGCAGGGCGTGGAGGCTTGATGCCAGCCAGAATACCCAGAGCATGCAGGAAGCTCGGTTGTGCCAGGACTACGACAGACGGATCGGGTTACTGTGACGCCCACCGCAATGAAGGCTGGCAACAGCACCAGAGAGGACAGAGCAGACACGAGCGGGGCTACGGCAGCAAGTGGGACGTCATAAGAGCCCGCATTCTGCAACGTGATCGTCACCTCTGCCAGAACTGCCTGAGAAACGGAAGGCCAACAGCAGCCAAGACCGTTGACCACATTCTACCCAAAGCACATGGGGGGACCGATGATGACAGCAATCTTGAAGCCCTCTGCTGGCCTTGCCATAAGCGCAAAACCGCAAAAGAACGTTTCAAATGAGAATCAATATCAACAAATTAGTTGCAAATGCAACTATATCGATGCAAATGAGAATGAATATCATCAAAAGGGGAGGGCGGGTCGAAAGTTCAGGCCTCAGAGCCTACAGGACCGCCGCCTAACCTTTTTTCGCATCGCCGCAGGTTAGAAAACTTTTTTTGGGGTGACCCAACCAGTGATTAATAGGAGTTTTCGATTATGCCAGGACCGCCGAAAACCCCGACACATCTGGCTTTGGTGAAGGGGAACCCATCAAAACGCGCTATAAACAAAAACGAGCCAAAACCTAAGTCTGGGGTACCCCCAATTCCAAAGCATCTGGATAAGATGGGGAAGTACTGGTTCAAGCGAATTGGCGAAGAGCTTGATGCCGTTGGTGTCATGACCACGCTCGACGGTAAAGCCCTTGAGCTGCTGATTGAGGCCTACACCGAGTACCGTCAACACTGCGATGTTCTGGCTGAAGAGGGCTACACCTATAAGACGGTGTCAGCAACAGGCGAGAATATTGTTAAAGCTCATCCGGCAGCAGTAATGAAGTCCGATGCGTGGAAGCGCATTCGGGCGATGCTCACTGAATTTGGCATGACACCGGCCAGCCGTTCTAAGGTTGGCGCTAAGGGCCCTGCTGAAGCCGATCCCCTTGAAGAGTTTCTTAAAAAGCGCAAATGATGAATGGCAACTGTTCAGGCTGGTATTCAGTACGCCGAGAGCGTGCTGTCTGGCGAGATCGTTGCTGGCGAACTGGTGCGCCTGGCGTGTCAGCGTTTTCTCAATGATTTAGAGCATGGGCCGGAACGCGGTATCTACTTCAGCGAGGACCGCGCTCAGCATATTCTCGACTTTTATAATTTTGTTCCTCATGTCAAAGGCGCTCTTGCGGGTAAGCCGATAGAGCTGATGCCCTGGCATATTTTCATCCTCATTAATTTGTATGGCTTTGTCATCCCACTCGTCGATGAGGTGACGGGCGGGCACGTTTTTGATGAAGATGGCGATGTGATTATGGTTCGCCGTTTTCGCACTGCTTATAACGAAGTGGCCCGTAAAAACGCCAAATCAACCCTTTCTTCAGGGGTTGGTCTTTATATGACCGGGGCTGACGGGGAAGGTGGCGCAGAGGTTTATTCTGCGGCCACAACACGCGATCAGGCTCGCATCGTTTTTGACGATGCCAAAAACATGATTAAGAAAGCGCCCCGGACGCTGGGGCGGCTGTTCGGTCATGTGAAGCTGAACATCCATCAGGAGCGAACAGCATCCAAATTTGAACCCCTTTCGAGCGACGCTAACAACCTCGACGGCCTCAATATTCACTGCGGAATTGTTGATGAGCTTCATGCTCACCGTACCCGCGATGTCTGGGACGTATTGGAAACGGCGACGGGAGCACGTCTTCAGTCGCTGCTGTTTGCCATTACCACGGCGGGGACTAACAAAGAAGGCATCTGTTTTGAGCAGCGTGATTACGCCATAAAGGTGTTGCGCGGGGTGGTTGATGATGACACCTATTTTGCCGTCATTTACACCCTTGATGAGCATGACGACCCGTTTGATGAGGCGAACTGGCCTAAAGCTAATCCCGGACTGGGTATCTGTAAGCGCTGGGACGACATGCGCCGCCTTGCCAAAAAGGCAAAAGAGCAGGTTGCAGCTCGTCCAAACTTTTTCACCAAACACCTTAACATCTGGGTTACGGCTGAAAGCGCCTGGATGGACATGGATCGCTGGTCAAAAATGCCGAAACTCGGCGCTGATGAAGACCGTAAAACGTGGCCGATGTGGGTGGGCGTTGACCTCGCCAACAAGATTGATATCTGCGCAGCGGTTAAGACATGGCGTGACCCATCCGGTGAAACTCACATGCAGTCACGTTTCTGGATACCGGAAGGAAGGCTTGAAACCGCACCTGCTCATATTGCTGAGCTTTACAGAAAGTGGTCTGCAGCCGGTTATCTTGAGCTGACCGATGGTGACGTTATCGACCACGCGATGATCAAAGCGGACATAGTTAAGTGGGTCCAGGGGGAAAATATTAAGGAGATTGCTTTCGACCCTTGGAGTGCTGTTCAGTTCAGTCTGTCGCTTGCTGAAGAGGGTTTACCGCTGGTAGAGGTGGCTCAGACGGTAAAAAACTTATCAGAATCAATGAAGTCTGTTCAGGCAGAAATTTACGGTAATAAATTCCACCATGACGAAAACCCTGTCATGACCTGGATGATGTCAAACGTCACGGTTAAGCCTGACAAAAACGACAACATTTTCCCAAACAAGTCCACGCCTGAAAACAAGATTGACGGGCCGGTCGCGCTGTTCACTGCCAAAAGCCGAATGCTGGTAAATGGTGGTGAGGATGCGCAGGACCTGAGTGGATTCTTCGAAAACCCGATAATGATAGGCGTCTGATGAAAAAACAAAAGCAGCCTGGCAAGGTTAAATCAGCCTTGCTGAACTGGTTAGGCGTACCGATTGGATTAACAACGGGTACTTTCTGGCAAGAATGGATGGGGATGAGCAGCAGTGGAAAGGTTGTCTCAGCCGATAAAGCTATCCAGCTTTCAGCGGTATGGGCCTGCGTCCGGCTTTTGAGCGAATCAGTCTCGACGCTTCCGCTTAAAATCTATCAGCGTCAGGATGATGGTTCACGCAAGCCCGCCACGCAGCATCCTGCTTATCAGGTACTTTGTCGGCGCCCTAATCTGGAGATGACGCCGTCGCGCTTTATGCTGATGCTGGTTGCCAGTATCTGCCTGCGTGGTAATGGTTTTGTCGAAAAAAAGATGATCGGCAACAAACTGGTTTCACTGGTTCCGCTACTGCCGCAAAACATGGTTGTTAAGCGACTTGATGATGGTTCTCTGCAGTACACCTACACCGAAACATCATCCCAACGCGTGATACCCGTTAAAAACATCATGCACATTCGTGGATTCGGGCTTGATGGTGTCTGCGGCATGATGCCGATGATGGCGGGTCGTGATGTCATCGGCGCGGCTATGGCAGTGGAAGAGTCAGCCGCAAAAATTTTTGAAAACGGCCTTCAGAGTTCGGGGTTTCTCTCCGCTGAAACAGCCCTTGATAAAGATCAGCGTGAAAGGCTGCGTGGCTATATGCAGGCATTCACCGGTTCCCGTAACGCCGGGAAAATTATGGTCCTTGAAGGCGGCCTTAAATACCAAAATGTGACAATGAATCCCGAAGCGGCACAAATGCTTGAGTCCAGGGCTTTCAGTATTGAAGAAATATGTCGCTGGTTCAGGGTTCCCCCCTTCATGGTGGGCCATGCAGACAAGCAAAGCAGCTGGGCCTCAAGTGTTGAAGGTATGAACCTTCAGTTCCTGACGAATACTCTCAGGCCGCTTCTTGTGAACATTGAGCAGGAAATTTCACGATGTCTGCTTGATGGTGACGAAGAGTTATTTGCGGAATTCTCGGTTGAAGGGTTATTGCGTGCAGACAGTGCCGGACGTTCTGCCTACTACACAACAGCACTTCAGAACGGATGGATGTCACGTAATGACGTTCGTCGCCTGGAGAATATGCCGCCAATTGAAGGGGGTGAGATTTATACCGTACAGCTAAATCTCACGCCACTGGAAGACCTGAAGCAAAATAGCCAGGCCGCTCAGGCCGCTAACCTTCTGAAAATACATAACTACGTTTTCCCGGATATTCCTTTCGAACAATCCCCGCTTAAGAAAGCGGCTTAGGAGCTACCCAAATGACACTGAAAAGCCTTCCGGCTGCGCCGGCAGGACGGCCTTCTGCACTCTCAAATCGGGATTTGCCGTCTGCTGCTATGGAACGCTGGAACGGCGGTATCAAAGCCGCTAAGCCAGATGAAAACAGCATTTCCGTGTTTGATGTGATTGGTGCTGACTACTGGGGTGATGGAGTGACTGCCAGCCGTATCGCGGGCGCACTACGTTCAATGAATGGGGCTGACGTCACCGTGAACATCAACTCACCTGGTGGTGACATGTTTGAAGGTCTCGCCATCTACAACCTTCTGCGTGAGTACGAAGGAAAAGTGACCGTAAAAGTCCTTGGTCTGGCGGCTTCAGCGGCCTCAATTATTGCGATGGCTGGCGATGATATCCAGATAGGTCGTGGTGCATTCCTTATGATCCATAACTGCTGGGTCTATGCGATGGGTAATCGTCATGACCTTTCTCAGATAGCTGCGGATATGGAGCCATTCGATAAAGCAATGGGTGATATCTACTCCTATCGCTCAGGCCTCAGCGCTGAAGATATTGCTGAAATGATGGACGGTGAAACTTATATCGGTGGCAGTGATGCTGTTGATAAGGGTTTCGCTGACCGTCTCCTGTCTGCCGACGAAATATCTGATGACGATGACAGTCCGGCAGCTGCATTGCGTAAGCTCGATGCTCTGTTAGCAAAGGCCGAAACGCCACGTTCAGAGCGCCGAAAACTTCTCAAAGCTTTATCAGGCAGCACGCCGGGCGCTGCTGCCAGTCCAGAGGGTACGCCGAGCGCTACCGATGAAGTAAACCCCGAAAATCTTAAACAACTCCAAGACGCCCTGGCGGCGTTCGGCAAATAAGGAATTACCATGTCAGAAGTAAATGAAATCCTGAAAAAAGTTACTGCAAGCATTGAGGAAGCCAATGGCAAATTCAGTGCTAAAGCGGAAGAGGCGCTGAAAGAGGCTAAAAAATCAGGAACCCTTTCTGAAGAGACAAAAGCGGCAGTTGATAAAATGGCTTCGGAATTTAATGCGCTCCGTGAAGCTGAAAAAACTCTGAAAGCTGCTCTGGGTGACCTGGAGCAGCATGTCGCTAACATGCCTCTGCAAAATGCAGTGAAGGTCGCGCAGTCTGCAGGCCATGTTGTCATTTCGAGCGAAGCACTCAAAACGTTTGCTTCCAGCGTTGAATCAGGAAAGCGACTGAGTATTCCCGTCAACTCAGCGCTGACTTCACCAGACCTGCCGGATCGTGTTGTGGAACCACAGCGACTGCCAGGTATCGATACAGCGCCTAAGCAGCGACTTTTTATTCGCGATCTTATTGCGCCGGGTCGTACTGGTTCGCCAGCAATTTTCTGGGTTCAGCAAACCGGCTTCACTAACGCTGCCAAAGTGGTGCCAGAAGGTGAGAAAAAGCCTTACAGCGACATCAAGTTTGAAACCAAAATCACGCCTGTCACAACCATTGCGCACATGTTCAAAGCGTCGAAACAGATTCTTGATGACTTTGCGCAACTTCAGTCAACCATTGATGCAGAGATGCGTTACGGGCTGAAGTACGTTGAAGAGCAGGAGATTCTCTTTGGCGACGGCAGCGGTGCTCACCTGAAAGGCATCGTTCCGCAGGCATCCAAGTTTGATCCTGCCTTTAAGGTTCCTCAGAAGAGCGGTATCGATGATTTGCGCCTGGCTATGCTGCAGGCTCAGTTGGCTCGTTTCCCTGCATCAGGTCACGTTCTGCACTTTATTGATTGGGCAAAGATCGAACTGACCAAAGACAGCCTGGGCCGCTATATCCTGGCTAACCCTTCTGCTTTGACCGGACCGACCCTTTGGGGACTGCCGGTAGTGGCGACTGAAGAAGATAAATTCGCTGGCAAGTTCCTGACGGGTGCGTTCAATGTGGCCGCTCAGCTCTTTGACCGTGAAGATTCTAACGTTGTTATCTCCACCGAAAACGGCACTGACTTCGAAGAGAACATGATCTCAATTCGCTGCGAAGAGCGACTTGCGCTTGCTGTTAAGCGTCCTGAAGCGTTTGTCTTTGGCAACTTCAGCGGTGCCGAAAGCGGTTCGTAAACATTAGCGGCCTTCGGGCCGCTTTTTCTCTCGGGATTCTCATCATGATTATCAATCTTGAAACGGTGAGAGAGCATTGCCGTATTGATGCTGACGATACCAGCGAAGATTCGTTGTTAACCATCTACATTGGTGCAGCAAAGCGACACATTGAAAAATGGACGCGCCGAAACCTTTATGAAACCAACGCTGATGCGGGGTTTGATACCGACGATGATCGCCTGCTGCTTGATGATGACATCCGTCTGGTCATATTGCTTCTGGTTGGTCACTGGTATGCAAACCGCGAAGCGGTCAGTGAACAAAAAACCAGTGAAATGCCTCTGGCCGTTGATGCGCTTCTTCAGCCTTACAGGGTTTATGGTCTATGACAGGGCTGGCGGCTGGCGAGCTTGATAAACGCATCAGGGTACAGCGCACTGAATCAGAACGCGGGCCGCTTGGTGAGGTATTGCCGGGGCAGGTTGTTATCAGTTCACCCTTTATCTGGGCCAAAGCTGAAAACATTTCAAACCGCAAAATCCGCAGTCTGGATCAGCAACAGATTGTTGAGACATGGCAGTTCACTATCCGACCGCGTATCGATGTTCAGACGGACTGGAAAATAAGCTGGGGGAATGAGATTTATACCATCAGGGCCGTTGATCGCAGCAGGCGTGATCGTGCCGTCATCACTGCTGAAAGGGATGTGCGTCATGATTGAGTCAGGCATTTACAAAGCCCTTCAGTCGTTGTCCGAACTGCAGGTTTACCCCTTA